GGCCCCAAATTCAATATGATCCACTGCGATTTTCCATACGGCATAGGGGTGTTTGACGGCCCACAATCGGGAGCCGATCGCCACCACTCCTATAGTGATACCAAGGAGATCCACTTTAAGCTGCTCGAATGTCTGCTAGTCAATCTAAATCGCTTGGCTAGCGAGAGCTGCCATATCATGTACTGGTTCTCGATGCACCACTACGACCAGATCCGCCAGATGTTAGCCGACCTCGCACCAGATCTCGTAATCCATACGCACCCGCTGATCTGGCACAAAACGGATAACGTCGGGATTGCTGCGGACCCGAGGCGTGAACCGAGACATATCTATGAAACAGCCCTGTTCCTGACTCGGGGGCGCCGTCAGGTGGTCAAGCTGGTGGGCGACGTCTATGCGGCACCTACTGATCGGACTTGGGGCATACATACTAAACCCGTACCCATGCTCAAGCACTTTTTTAACATGCTGGTCGATGAGTTCACTCTTTTTCTTGATCCTACTTGTGGTAGTGGTAGTGCTGTGCGTGCTGCTGAGGAATTGAAAGCCAAATTGTCTATAGGCATGGACATAGACGAGGCCACTGTAGGGCGAGCGCGAATGGCACTCCGGCACGATCGAGTGATGCGGGGTGCCCACTCAACCGTAGCAGCTGAGTAATGTAATGTCGGAAGCGCAACGAATTCCTCCTAGCGATAAAAAAATTGAGCATCGAGCTTTGCCTCCGTTTTCGGGCTGGGCAGGGCCGCGCGCACCCAGGATGCTCATCATAGGCGAAGCCTGGGGCGAGCACGAAGCTATGACCCGCCAGCCATTTGTTGGCCAATCAGGCATGCTACTCTGGCAAATGCTTGGCGAGGCGATGCCCCAAGTCGAGCCCGAACTGCACGCCGAGTGCCTACGCATTGCCTATAAGCGCGGCAACGTGTGGGTGCGCCCGCGTGCTGAGTGGCTAGAGGCAGCAGGAGTTGCATACACCAATGTTTTCAACCTTCGCCCGATGGCTAACAAGATCGAAAGCCTCTGCGGACTCCACAAAAAAGAGCTGCCAGCAGACTACGATTACCCCGCGATGGGACAGTTCGGTTACGTGCAACCCCAATACCTGCCCGAACTTGATAGGCTGCTTACTGAAATCGACGTATCCAGACCTAACCTTATCGTGGCAGCAGGAAACTCCGCTACGTGGGCCACATTGCGTTCTACTAGCATTGGAAACATACGTGGAGCGGTTACATATTCCGTATCTGAACCCCCCATTAAGGTTCTGCCTATCTATCACCCTGCGGCAATCCTCAGACAATGGCAATGGCGACCCATCACAGTCGCCGATCTCATCAAAGCCCACCGCGAGTCGGACTTCGCAGAGCTTGTCCGACCCGAGCGGCACATCATCATCAACCCGACACTGATGGACGTGCTTAATTGGCGAGACTATATGCTACGAGGTCTGCCAGCCTATCCACGTATAGTTGCGTGTGATGTCGAGACTCAATGGGGCCTCGTCAAATGCATCGGGTTCAGCAACGTCCGCAACGGAGCCATAGTCATACCATTCTTCGACCCAGCAAAGCCACTGGATGCTGGGCTGCACTACTGGTCGCAGCAAGATGATTTTGTAGTTCGCAAAGCCATCCGAGATGTCTTGCAGAACGATAACATACCCAAGCTGTTCCAGAACGGCATGTATGACATCCAGTATATCCTTCGCATGGGCATCAAACCACTCAATTGTCTACACGACACCATGCTCCTGCACCATAGTCTGTTTCCCGAGATGCGTAAGGGCCTGGGGTTCTTGGGCTCGATATATACCAACGAGGCTGCGTGGAAACTCATGGGACGGCCCAAGGCCGACACGGTGAAGCGAGATGAATAAAGAACAGCGCATAGCACGAGCAAATGCGAAAGAGGTTGATCGTATAAAGGCTGAAGATTGGTGGCTCGAACAGGAGAATGAGTTCTTGCGACGGAGAATAGTCGAATTAGAAGCAGCCATTAGTGCAGCCAAAGGCAAGAAAGATGAGTGACATCGTAGATGACATAGACGAATGGCTGGCCAAGACGCTCCCAGCACCACCTAAATCGACGTTGGCCCAGCGCGCCCGCGATGAGATCCTGGCGCTGCGAAACTTGGCATGTGCCGTCCTGCTTTTTCATCGCGGCGGTCCGTGGACTGATGCGGACCGACAGATGTGGCTTGCTTTGACCGGCACAGAGGAAGCGACGACGAAGACACTCTGCGACTTCGCACGCAGAGGAAAAGCACATGCGCTGAAGGACAAAGCACATGACTGACAAGCATAAGGATGCCGAAGCTACTCGCGAGTTCCAGATCTTCAATATCCTCGTGACCTATTGCGGCCAGACGCTCACGCCGAACAAAGTTGACGAGATCAGAGAAGCGATGAATCGCGGGATGAAAGATCCCTCCGTCTCTTGGTGTTTCGATACGGCCCGTGCCCGCGCCGAGGCGTTGGAGGAAACGCTTCGTGCCATAGACCAGATGCGCAACCCCTATGATGGGTTTCCTACCGAACAGGACGAACGGGAGGGGTGGGAGCGTGGCACGGATGACGTGTGTGATGTGATCCGTGCGCTCAAGGACAAAGCCAATGGATGATTCGGACATCGTTGCGGAACTCGACCGCTGGATTGCGACGTGCACGACGTGGCTGGCGTGAGGCGCGCCCGCAACGAAATAGTGGCGCTACGTATTCGCGTTGATAAGGCTTCTGAAGCCGCGGCTCTAGGGGCCATCGATCGCATGAAGGACGACACTTACGCTGATCGCCCCTACAACGATGGCTACCAGGACGCACGTGGACGAGTGCATCGACCGCATACAAGTGCTGAGGGACAAAGCATGATTCGCTGGAAAACAAGGAGACGGCTGATATGAGTAGATTTCGCAAACGACCCGTCGTGGTTGAGGCTACACGTTGGTTCAAGAACGGGGATCATCCGGCAGTAAAACCGCAGCCTCACTCAACTTATGGATGGATCGACACGTTGGAGGGCGGCCACGTCGTCAGCCCAGGCGACTGGATTATTACAGGCACAGCTGGAGAGGTTTATCCCTGCAAACCGGACATCTTCGAGGAAATTTATGAGCCAGCACCGTGTGACAGAAATCGAAGCAGAAATCGATGACTGGTTGGCGACAGAACGTCAGTACCGTAACGCTCGCGGCTACGTCGTGGAATGGCCCGATCTCGCTAATGCGGAATTTATGCAGCGTATTCGAACAACAATAGTGGCGCTGCGGACGGCACACGAAACGTCAGTGCGTGGCTTACATGCGATGCAGAAGATGTGCGGCGAGGCCCGCGCCGAGGCGCTGGAGGAGGCGGCGCGGGCGTGCGACACACACTTCGCTGCATCCAACGAAGATGGTCAGTATTACGGCGGCTTGCTGGCAACCGCCATCCGCGCGCTGAAGGATACAGCACATGACTGACATCGTAGCCAAGCTGGATAGGTGGCTCGCCGTGTCTGACCCACCTGGCAGGTTACCGTTGTGTAACAGAGAGATGATCCAGCGCGCCCGCGACGAGATAGTGGCGCTGCGTGAGAGGTGTATCGAGCCAGCGAGACATTCATATCAGCCGACTCAGCAATACATCCAAATTCAACCGCTGGAACTGATAGCAGCAAAGGCCCGCGCCGAGGCGCTGGAGGAGGCTGCGAGAGCCTGTGACGAGATAGGCGATTGGAGTGCTCCAGAAACAGTAGTTCGCGCCATCTGTGACCGCTGCGCCGCCGCCATCCGCGCACTGAAGGACCGATCTGAGCGGGGGCAGGGCTGACAACCCCCTGCGTTCCAACTTGTGTGGTCCCGAGCAAGCCCGCTCAGATCGGGGCTGAAAGAGAAGCCATGAGTTTGCTGGCCAATTGGCTGATCGGCATTGGGCTCGTTGGCATAATCTTCGGCGAGACTGAAGGTGCGTGGCCTTGTTTGGGGCTGGTTGCAATAGGCGTGCTGATCCACTTTTATGATCTGAGGTGCATCCCATGAACGATGTCATAGCAATGATAGATGATTGGCTAGATGAGCACTGGATGATAGACGAGAAGAACTTAGCAGCGGTGCGAGAGAAAGCAATGATGCAGCTCGTTCGCAATGAGATAGTCATGCTCCGCATGGCATTGCGAGCAGCCAAGGAGGAGGGCGAGTATCCGCGATGACAGTCGTTGCAACCCACGAGCTATCGCCTAAGCAAATGGCTGACATGACGGGGCTCGATAGGCTCCAGGTCTATAACGGCCTTGACTGCTGTGTTACATTGGAATGTCTGGAGGAAATTACCCGTGAACACAACGAGTACCCCGAAATCTACGACTTCGAAAGAGCCCTCCAAGCTCCGTATCTTGAGATCATGCTACGAGGTTTCAGGGTGGATACTATCTCCCGAATGTCTGCAAGCAGTCATCTTAGAGACCGTATCAAGAAAGTGGAGCGAAGGATCAATCAGCTTTCGATGTCCGTCTGGGGACGGGAACTCAACCCCCGTAGCCCTAAACAACTACAAGAGTTCTTCTACGGGGCGATGAAGCTCCCAGAGGTAATACTGGGACACAAAGGCGACTATCGAGTTAGCACATCCAGAGAGGCCCTAGAGAAGCTGGAAGTCTATCTGCATGCTAGGATATTTATAAATGGAATCCTCACTGTCCGAGACCTTGGGAAGCAACTTGCAGTCCTTGAAACTGAAATTGACTCCGATGGAAGATACCGTACTTCTTACAATATCGCTGGAACCGAAACAGGGCGGGCCAGTAGCTCGCAGAATGCGTTTGGGACCGGAGGCAACGCACAAAACATTGCACCTGATCTTAGATATGTGTTTGTCAGTGATCCGGGATACAGACTGGTCAACATCGACCTAGAACAAGTGGAGGCTCGGGATGTCGGGTTCATCTGCGGCTGCCTATTCGATGACTGGAAATACCTTGACAGTTGTGAGAGTGGCGATGTCCATACAAATAACGCCAGACTTATCTGGCCTGAGCTACCGTGGACAGGGGACCCCAAGCAAGATCGAGCTATCGCTGACGGCGAATTTTACCGGGGGTACTCATATAGATACATGGCCAAACGAGGAGGCCATCTCGCTAATTACGAGGGCACTCCCTATACTGCGTCCAGACATCTTAAACTCCCTCTGCCAATCGTGGAGGACTTCCAAGCCCGCTATTGTAGAGGCCGAGTCGGCGACAGAGGACGGAATATTGAGCCGATCGACCCGGTATTCCCTGCCATACCTAGATACTGGCAATGGGTCGCTACTGAGTTGCAATCTAATCATCTACTGTCAAACCTCTTCGGTCGTCGGAGACACTTCTTCGGACGTCTAAACGACGACGCCACGATCCGAGAGGGCATAGCATTTATCCCGCAGTCCACGACTGCCGATCGCACGAACCTCGGCTTGTGGCGAGTGTGGCGCTATATGCACGACCGAGTGCAGCTGTTAGCCCAGACCCATGACTCCATTACCTTCCAGTGCCGGGAAGGCACCGAAGATGATGTCATTCCAGAGGCACTCGAACGGATCAAGGTCGAACTAGTCGCGCCAAACGGCCGATCATACATAGTCCCAGGCGAAGCCGCTGTCGGATGGAACTGGGGTTACAGAGAGGTCAACGCAAAGACGGGGGAGGTTCGCAATCCCGATGGACTGGTTAAGTGGCGTGCCGGAGCAGACAAGAGAACCAGAACAACATTGCTGCAAAGGATCATCCCAGCGTGAGCGA